CTTTCCATACACATTATAAAAGTAACAAACTTCATATTTTAATCCATACCACTCTGCATAGTTTTTAATTAACTCTACCATCTTTGCTTTTACCCAAGAATAAGGGCTTAAATTCTCATTACCTCCAAACTTAGAACTAGAAGCTGAGTATATTAATTTAGCATTCCATTTCTTACATTGTTCTAATACTCTACTTGTACCCCATAAATTGCTTGTCATTAAATATTCTACATCTTTGAATGAAGGCACTACTCTTGAGTATTCTCCAAAATGATATACAATATCTTGTTTAGGTAATTCGTTTATCTTCCAAGTACAATCTGCTATGTATTTTACTCCTTTAATATGATTAGCTTCTTTACCTGTAAAATAATTATCTAATGAAGTTATTGTTGCATTTGTATTTCCTTTTAGATACTTTATTAAATTACTTCCTACATATCCTGCTCCTCCAGTTACTAATATTTTCATTTATTATCTTTATAGAATTTGTCTAATTGTTTGTTTTGTATGACTCCGACTTTTTTTAATTTCATTCCAAACTCTTTTGGCTTTAAGTTATCCCAATCAATATCTTTTCTTCTTATTAGTGGGTGCTTAAAGAATTTCTTCCATTGTACATCGTGATGAGGTCTGCCGAATTTTACTACTGTTCTGACATATTGAGGCCACATTTCTTCTAAACTTTTTGCTTTTAATAGTTTTTTGTCAAATGAATTTCCTTTGTATAAGTCTGTTTGGTTACCTCCTTTCATTTTAGCAGCCGTACTTGTCTTGTCAACTAAAAAGGCATTAAATAAAACTGTGCATAAGCCACTATCTAATACTTGCAAACATAAATCTACATCTTCATTATATTTTAATCTCCATCTATGAGGTAAGTAGCTATCAATTAGCATAGCAGAATATGCGTGAACATTATAGAAAAATGGATGTTGCATTTCATTCATACAAAATGTAGTATAATTAAAAGCAGCTATTGCTATATTTTCATATCTATCTACAAATTCTTCTATTGCATTTATTGATTGTTCAGGATTGCATTCTATTCTTTTGCCTTTGTATAACCTTCTAAACTTCTTAATATTGTCATCAAATATCCAATGTCTTTTAGCACCATTCTCTTTAGCGTGTTCCCATATCCAATTCCTTGCAGGTGTTCCTCCCATTCCTAAGTTTGAAAATGGCAATACTAATACTCTATCCCCAAGCACATCTCTATATTCTTTCTCCTCTTGAGGTTCTACTACTATATTAAATACTAAGTTATGCTCCATAAAACATTTTGCAGTCATAGGATTTTCCCACCTTCCTTTTGATAATATGTAAACAGGATATTTAGTCATCAAATTTAAGATTCTTTAGGTCTTGTCTTTCTTTATACGGATGCCAAGTAGTCCAAGTATTACTCTCTTTTGTTAATTTAGTTTGTATGTCAATCGGATATAATTTATGAAACTCATCTCTATCTTCTTGTGTTTCAAAATTTATAATTATCTTATAAGGATTATCTTTAGCTTCAAAGTCTGGCATACCTACCCATTCTTCCATAGAGTTTATCTTATTAACTGTATCGTCTATATTTTGCCATACATCTAGTCCCCAATCTTCAAGTTCTGTACTATCCCATTCATTGCCTAATGAATCCCACTCCCAATCTCCATAGCCTACATTATCTTTAACTATAAATTCTTTTTTTTGTTCTTCACTTAGTCCTTTTGCTATTTTAACAGGCACTTCTTTTAATCCAGCTTCCTTACAAGCTCTGTATCTCATATTCCCTCCTAGGATTATATTGTTCTCATCTATAACAATAGGTCTTAGTTCTAACATTTCAGGAAATTCTTTTATGCTTTTAACAAGTTTCTTAAATTTATGGTCTTTTATAACTCTAGGATTGCTTTCATTAGATTTTAACTCATTGATTTTTAGTTTCATAGTATATAATAGAATTTTTTATTATTTATTTAAAAGTCATCATTAATGCCCCTTTCACCTATCAGCTTTTCTTTTGCTCCTTTCCAAAGCTTATCTCTGTTTTTACTTAATGATGGTTCGGTTCTTATAAGACTAGGAAATCCATCAAAGTCTTTTTCAACTTCTTGCATCCAATCATTACACTTTTTGCAATATGCTTCTTGTGTTCTTACCTTTCCGTCTATTATTTTTATAATAGCTTTTTGAAGTTCTTTAGTTTCAGCACAAGTATTACAGATATATTTTATCATATTAAATTGTCTAACTCAAAGTGTAAGTGGTTTATAGCTTTTCTAATATCTTCAACTCCTCCGTCATTGTGTTTATTCTTTGAACGCAAGAGATAAGTTACTGCTGTTCCGATATTATAACTTAGGTCAAAATTGGCAACGACATCTTTAGCCATATAGCCATTTTTGCCTTTGTAGTATTCTGGTATTGTTTCGTAATTATTTGGTATTGGCATCTTCTATTTGTTTTAGTAATTGAGTAGGTGTAAAAATTGGTAATTTGTCATCAAAATTTTCATATATGCAAGTAAAATTTTCATTTTTACCTTTCTCCCAAGTCCACAAAGTTTTAAGCCCTTTGTCAATTTGTTGCTTTAGCACCCATTTAATTGTTTTATATGTTTTTTTATTCATTGTATTTATTATAAAGTTTTTTTATTCCGTCAAAACAAGTTGATAAACACGAACCACAATTAGTTCCTGTTCCGTAGTTAGTATTGTATATTGTGTTATAAGTTTCTATCATTCTCTTTTTAGCTGTTACGTCCTTTGCTTTGCCTGTTTTTAAATCTTTCCATAAGTCTAATATTTCATCTATAATTTCTTGAGGCAAGTCATCTGGGGTTTCCATTTCTCTAGTCTTTTGCCAATAACCTTGAGGACATTCCATTGGCGCAATTCTTGCTTTGATTTTCATAAAACATAAACATCTTTTGCATTGTCCTAAAGTCTTAGAATAATAAACACAATTCTTGCATATAGCAATTCTATCTTCATATATTTCGTTAGGCACAAAAAACTTATTCATCTACTAGTTCTTTTTTTAGTATTGTTCTTACCTTATCTATTGTTGTAAAAAGACTGTTGCGACTTATTCCTGTTTTCTTTGCCAAAGTATCAAGTGTGTTTCCTTCATAGTAATAAAGTTCAAATACTTTTTTGTCATACCAATATAAGTCATTTAAAACTAAGTCAATCTTATCTAGTTTTTTATGAACTTGATTTTCTACAACTTCTTCAGGTATATTGTAAATATGTTTTGCGTCATTATTTTGAAAGTTTTGTTTATAACCATAAGTTACATTGCTTGACAACTCATCTATATGAGTGTAGTATTTTTTGTATTGATAATAAAAAGGACTTCTAACGCTTGTTAAAGCTCTGCGTAAAACAACAGCACCATAACTTATAATTCCTTTCTCTCCATCTTTGGTATATATTTTTTTTAGTGTTTCAGGATTCATTTGCAAAAAATAAAGCATTAATTCTTGTACGGCATTATCAATATCTGTTTCATTATTAGTAAGTCCGTAACACATAGTCTTGAATTTATCACTTAACTTTGATATTTCAAGATAGATTTTATTCACTTGGTTCTTCTAAGTTGTCTATCTTAATTACTACATCACTAACCATTTCATTCAAAATTGTCTTGTACGCCCTTATTGTTGCTCTATTTTTATTGGTTTCTAGTCCTGCAAAAAATCCATTTGTTGCTACTGAGACATTAATGGGTATGATGACTAGCCAATCATACCAGTTGTTCTCTCTTAATCCTGCTCCGTAGTTGTTATGGTATTCCAAGATAGTATCAATAACATCTAAGTAATTATTGTATCTTGACTTTGAACTGACATCTTTTGCGAACTCCTCACACATAGTTATGTAAGTTTCAATTATAGTCTGATGTTCTATACTTGAATAGATTGGCTTTATCATCTGCCAAATTTAAGAAAATTTTTATTCTATTCCCTTTTCTTTTTTTAAGTTTTCAACAGCTTCTTTGTAATAACTTATGTAGTCTTGATATTCTACTCTAGTAATTTTAACGCTTTGCATAGCTTTATGTTGCAAATTAATTGAAGTGTCTTCACCATACTTTGCATTTAAGTTAAGATGAAATTTGAATTGCTCACCTGCCTTAAACATATTGCAACCTACACATTGGACTTGACAATTCTGTTCATCCCATCTTGTAGCGAGATGTCTGCGACTTTGAAAATGACCGCATTGTAATTTATTATGATAATCAATTTTTCCACAAGTAAAGCATTGCGTTACACCATCAATGGTTGATTCTCTTAGCCTTATATAAAGACTGAACCATTTGTCTAGTTCTTTTTTTAATTTACTGATTGACTTCATATGTTCTTAATCAAATCAGCAACTGTTTTCCATTCATCAATCGTGTCATCATTTATTTTTTTGTATCTTTTTTTATATAAATTACGCAAAGATTCTAAAGCTTCATTCTTTTTTTGTTGTTTGGTTTTATTCGGGTTTTTAAAATCGACAGGTAATTTATCAGTTAAATCCCATTCTATTGATGTTCTTCCTGTAACTGTACATTTTCTATTTTGTACCTCATAAATTACTCCAAGTTTTCTTAGTTCAGTAAATCTTGTTGCTTCTTGTTTATCAACATTCATTGTTGAATATACCTCTCTGGTTGTAGATGGTTTGCCCATTGAAAATAAAGCTGAATAAACTTCAAATCTCATTTTGGATAATGAACCATCTCTTTTAATTTCATTAAAGCAATCTATTGATGTTTGTCTTGTATTCATTTTAAAAGTTTTTGTGATTGATAATAAGGAACTTTGTCAGGGTCTTTCCCTAGTGTATGCACATCATAGTAAGCATCATTGATTTTCTTCTTTTGGATTTTACACCATTTATAAAACGTTGGGATAGATAAAAATTGCTTTTCTATTAAGATTCCTTCTTCAA